AAGGTAAAATGTCAGCCGCCTATTGGGCGGATAAATGTAAATGGTAAGGAGTGGTTATGCCACAACCAAATAAAGGAACACATGGGAAGCCTAACGTATCGCAACCGATACAGGGCATGCCCGGTTCAAAGGGTACCGACTGGGACAAGATTAAGTTCGGCGGCCCCGGTGGAAAAGGTACTAAAGGTTCAGGTACAGGAACTAAGTAATAAGCCAATCAAAGAAGACGATCAAGGGAGTTGCGGTAATGACACGAAATAACATAGGCATACACATCAACTTCCTTGATCTCTCTTTGGCTATTGTAGCAGACGGGGTTTCTTGGTCCCCCGATGTCGCTGACGACATGACGCGACGCATGAAGGGCCTACTTGACGATAGCGTTTCCACGCTAGTTCAGTATGGTTTCATGCAAGACGAGATTGAGCAAGGCGAGATTGAAGAAGATGAGGAAGAGGAAGAGCCGGGTAACCGCCCCTCTAAAGAACTCATTGACCCTAACGTGATTTTTCTTATGGAGAAAGAGTTTGGTGATGGTAATGGCTGAACAGCACGGAGGGAAACGCACACCAAGAAACCCGGCACCCGTTAGTGGTCCCGGTAAACTCAGTCGCAGAACTGACGGCGGACCTGCACAGGTGAACGCGCAGATGACTGGCATGGGCTACGGAGAGAACAAAGACTTTATGCAAATACAAGAAGGTGCAAAAATGGCTGCTGCCCCTAGATCTAAAGGGTCGTCTAAGGCACCTCAGGGTGGACCGATGGGTGCTATGGGTGGAGGGAACCCACTGTTTAGTGAAACTCAACGGCCAGACGAGCCTGTCACTGCGGGTGCAAACTTTGGTCCCGGTGCTGGGGCACCTGCTCAGCCTAACTCTTCGGAGATGGCTGCTGCTGACGCTGCGGCCATTGGCAAGTACCTTCCTGACTTAATGCGGATGGCTGAAGAAGAGAACACTCCGGCAGCGTTTAAGCGTTTTGTTCGTCATTTAAGAAACGTTCAAGGTGTTGGATGACTCCGCTTAAGGGAAACATTGCTGCTGTAGTGCAGGTTATGGGTACAGAAAATATAGGTTTAGTGTGGGGTTTGAGCAACGTTAACTGGGAGTCTGAAAAAGATCGTGATGTTTTTCTTCAGGCTATTACTTCTGATAGGAGCGGTCTGTAATGTCTTTTGATTCTGTGGCTCCTATTGACAGAGAAAAAGAAAGCGGTCCCGGCAAGAACTACAAGAAGTCAAAGAAGTATGTTGATTTTAGTTTTGGCTATGATCTTTCTAAAAACTCTACTCCTGACCCTACTGTTGACTTAACTGAACCTAAAGACTTTGATGAAAACTTTCCCATAGCCCGACCAAACCTTGATAAAATGGAAGATAGCGTTCCACAAAAAAACCAAGATAATTCTATTCTTGGTGGGTTTATGAATCTAATGGACAACATTGTTCCTGACGATATGGGTGGGCTTCTTCGCGGGGATTCGGAACAGTGGCTTCCTGATGTTCCTTACGTTTCTGACCTTTATAGAAACACGCTTGGATCAGCCATAGATGTTCCCTTAACCGCAGGTGAAGCGGCTATTGACGCAATGCACTGGGGTAGTGAGCAAATGAATCATCTTGGTTCTGCTCTTGTTTCGTGGATGCCGGGTGGTATACAAACCTTAACGTGGGATCAGTCCCACGATGTTTCTTTTGGTCAAGCGTTTGTTGCTTCTATGGGTCAAACCGCAGGAAGGCTTGAAAGAGGAGAGGCGGAAGCGGGAGATATTCTTATGCTTCCTTTCAGTCTTCTTAGCCTCGGTGCCGCTCAACTTGACACAGACAACATTTCTCAAGACAAAGACTTTGATGTATTAAACGAAGAAGAGTTAGATGCTGCTTTTGGTAGCGGTGCAGGTAAGTACGCTTCTGGTGGTCTTGATGCTGCTTGGCTTATTGCAGCAGACCCAACGATCCTTGCTGGCGGTGGATCTATGTGGCTTCGCCTTGGAGTTAAGGGAACTAAGTTTGGTGGTTTTACTAATCAAGCATTGCGTAAAACTGAACAGGTAAACAACTGGGCGATGAGAAACAATGCTGATGCAGCGTTAATTACTGAACTAGGAATTGATGGCGCTCGCGCTTCCGGTCGCTTGACACCTCAAGGAGAAAACCTTGCTGAGGTTATGGTAAAAAAAGGATCTCAACTAGGTGACAATAACTTGGTTAAAGGTGAAAACAAAGCAAACAAAGGAAAGGTTCTTTCTTTTCTTGATAGGATCAATGCAGACGATCCTGAAAGATCGGCTTTAGTGTTAAACGCTTTAGCGGGTCATCAGCCTTCTTGGGTTAAATTAAGCCAGCGCACGAACACAGAAGACGTTTTGCTTTATGATGATTTGGCTTTAGCAAATGGTGTTAACCTTATGGGCGACGCTATCGGAACTGCAAATAGGGTAGATGTTCCTAGTGGTAATTTTGCAAAACTGACTGACGAGCAAGTATCTCACGGTGATCGTCTTGTTAAAATTGCTGAAGACGAACTTGAAACTATCGCAACTATGAGTGTTGATGACATTGGCGGTCAACTAATTACACGAGGTGGCTCTAGGCTTTCGTCAAGTGCTGTCAGGGCAGCCAACGCTTACCGTGCCGGTAAGTCGGAGTCGGGGTTTGCTACTGGCAAGAAAGTAAAAGATCAACAACTTTCAGGGCATTTTACTTACGATACTATACAAAAATTTGCAGGATCACGCCCTGTAACTATAGTGCGCTGGGTTGGTCAAGGTTCTCCTAATGGCATTGTCAGGTTAAAAGATACTTCAGATGGCGGAGTTAAAGAAATAAAAAACTGGCTGCGTAAGTCTAAAATTAACCCAGAAAGATCAGCAGTATTCTTTAATGACTTTGTTGCAGCAAGAACGCCTGCCGATAAAGCAGTAGTTATAGAAAGAATGGAGCAAGCGGCTATTAGCGCGATTGCTAAAGACGCTAATGTCACTACTAAGGGCGCAATAGAACTTTACAAAAATTTCAATCAAAAAAGAGCAATGGCTCTAGAACAGGCTCGCAAAACTGGAACAGTTTTTCACTCCGATGGTACTGAGTTGACTAAACTTCCTTCTTTCTACGCTGAAGTTGGCGACGCAATACCATTGATTGATACTAAACTTTTTACTAAAGTTATTAACGAAAACAAGACTCTTCTTCGGGCTGGAGAAGTAACGCAGGGTCTTGACATTATGAACTCTTTGTGGAAGGTCAGCGTTTTGTTGCGCCTTGGTTACACTCAACGTAACGTCGTTGAAGGTTTTATGCGTTCCGTAGCGGTCATGGGGCTTGTTGCAGCAAACCCTAAAGCATTGGGTAATGCTTTTCCTAACGCAAAGCGTTACGTTGGTATGAAGCGTGGCTTAAAGATTGAACGCAACATTGCGAAAGATTTAGAAGTTCAACGGGTTGGTTTGAAAGCAAGCGAAGAAATGCTTCTCAAGGAACAAAAGGACATATCTAGGAACCTAAAAAAAAGAGATCCTGACGCGTTGAGAGTTTTAGAAGCAGCCGTAGAAAAAGACTTAGCGTTGGTTAGGGAGGCTCAAGGAAAACTTGCTGAAGCAGCCGCTTTTACTAGAAAAAAGAACGAGGCTCGCAAAAAGGGTGGCTACAGTTCTAACAAAATGGACGATGGTACGGAAAGTGCGGGTGCTTTTCAAGGAACCCAAGGGGAAGCGGCTCTCTTAAACTCTTCTTCAGACAAGACGCAAAAAGCAGTTTTTGAAAGTGCTCAACAACGGCAGATGGCTGCGCTTGAAGGGGACCATACGTTTGTTCCTATGAACCCAAGGGAACTTAATCCAGACCAAATGCTTAATTACTGGGAGTACTACACCCAGATGATTAACCGTCGTTACATTGGTGATCCACTTGCTAAACTGATTCTTAAAGATACTAGCGTTGCAGATATTATGGCTTGGTTCAAAACCACTGAAGGCGCTAGATATTTTGAAACAGTAGCATCGGCACGTATGGCGAAGTCGGGTGGTTCAAAAAGTAAAGATGATGCGGCAGCGTTTCTTGATGACGCAATTAGAGCATTAGACACTGAAATTCCTCCCGGAGGTGCGCTTCGCACACTTGTTCTTGAAAGGCAATCGTCGGGAAAAAAGTTAAGCGTTAGTGAAGTTAACGCTAATGCTCCATCAAAGGTTTCAGAACTGCCAGTTATTATGGGCCGTAACGCTGAACAAGGCGGCATGGGAACATTAAAAGAAATCATGGGTGTTGTCAAAGGGGTTCCTGATTGGGCAATGAAATGGCTTGGTACCATTCCTGAAAACAATCTTCTTCGTCATCCTTTTTATAAGAATGTGTACAACTCCCGCCAGAAGGAACTATACGCTCTTGCTGCTGAACAAGGACGGGATGTAGGATTGGCTTCAGTCAAGTCCAGCATTAACACTGCTGCTCATAGTGATGCTTTACGCGCAACTAAAGATACGATGTACACTATTGAAGAGTTGTCTAATGCTGCGGAACTTCTTCGTTTTGTTTCTCCGTTTTTTCCTGCTTGGGAAAACAGCATCCGTACTTGGGGTCGTATCACATACGAGAACCCTGCTGTTCTTGGTGCTGGTAACATCCTCTGGAACATTCCTAATAACATGGGCTGGGTTGTTGATGAAGACGGAAACAAGGTTGAGAAGTCAAGTATGCTTCGGGATGAGAACCATTTTATAATCTATCCTGAACCTATTGCTAATTTTTTGCGTAAAGACTTTGGTCCTTTCACTCCGGGTGAATCGTTAAAAACTCGTCAATCTGGTTTTAACGTTATTTTTCCCGGCGGTGAGCCTTGGTTCGCTGGTGTCGGTCCGATGACCCAGATCCCTACCGCTATTCTTTTGCGCGGTAAGCCCGAGGATCAAGAGTTAATGAAGAACCTTTTTGGTGAGGAACTGTATCGTCAGATTGTTCCTAATGGAAGTGCTAACGCGGATCTTGTTGATGTGTTGTCTCCAACGATTGTTCGTAGAGTGAAGCAAATGTATTCAGGTGAGTCTTCTGATAGCGCGTACTTGACTTTGCACAATCAAATTTTTGAAGACGCTTACATTAAGGCGCAACTTGAGGATCGTAACCTTAGCGAAAAAGATCTTAAAGCAATAGAAAAAAGAGTAAACAAATTCTGGAGATGGCAAATTGCCGCGGCAGGGATTGCGTTTACACAGTCTACTTACGATTCTCCTAATAGGTTGCAGCGTGATAAGTGGAATGAGTTAATTGATGACACGTCTATTCCTTATGAAGACAAAATTAAACGGTTTACAACAGAGTTTGGTAGCGACTATGATGCTATTACTCGTTCAGATAGTAACACTGAAACAAAGTTGCAACCAAATCTTACAACTTGGAATCGTATCACGAAGAACAAGGATCTTGTTGAAGAGTTAAACGTAATAGATCCTGAACTCGTAGGCATGTTTGGTAACATGGGTTCTTTTGATGATCCTTTTTCTTTTGCCGTTATGGGTGAGTATACTGCAACCGAGATTGGCGGAGAACAAATTCGGGGTAAACTTAAGCCAAGCAACATTAATCAAAAGAACGAGATTGCTGACGGTTGGCGTGAGTGGAGAAAGGTTAAAGATTCAGTTGACGAGGAACTGATTAAACTTGGACTTTCTAGCCTTCAAGTTAATGATGCCGAGCCTTTCAGGGAGTTGTTGTATAACTTGGAGAAAGATTTAACGGCAAGGTATCCTGCATGGAATTTGGCAAAAGAGTCTTACGAGCAGAAGTTGCCTGTTTTTATTGTTGGCGCAAGAAAGATTGTAGAGAATCGTAATCTTGTTGAAGAGGATTCTACAGTTGAAAAAATTGCACAGTACCTAGATTTGCGCGATGCTATTGTTCAAGAACTTCGCAAAAATCCAGACAATGATGCTGTAAGAAAAAACATAAAGGACGTTGGTTACGCTGCCGCTTTTCAATTCAGGCAAGAAGACATTGGCTTTGCTGATTTTTACGATCAGTATTTTGCTTCTGATGATTTTAGGGAGATCTAATGACTGAACCCGGTTCAAGACCCGGTGACAAGGGAAGTGTGAGTTCATGGGAGGCTGCTGTAAAACAGGCAGGGACTGATGCGGCAAATGCAAACCAAGAACCTGTTTGGATTTCTGGATCTATAGGCAATAAAAAAACAATGACTTTAGAGCAGATTCAAAAAGGAGTGTACGCTCAAGCCTCTGCTCGCACTGCTGCTTACAACGATCTTGTTGATAATCTTTATCAAGGTAACTTTATTAGCAAAGCGCAAATGAGTCAACCAGCGAGTGTCGTGGCAGCGATGCAGTATCCGATTAATATGTATCAAGGTTATCTTGATCGTGCGGGTAATGATGCTAAGCCTTACGGGGAATGGTTTGATTGGTATTCAAAAGGTAACAAGCCAAGAAGTGAAGGCGGCGGTGGATACACTGGCCCTACTTCTTCGGTTACTCTTGCTAACGAGTACGACTTAAGAGAGGCTGCTAATGCTGTGGCTTCTACTGTTCTTGGTCGTGGTATTGAAGACAGCGAGTTTGAAGAAGTGCTTAAAAAAATCCGCAAGCAGGAAAAAGCACAGCCTACGATTAGCACTCCGTCAACGGGTAAGAATGTTACTAAGGCTGGGTTGACTGCTGAGGGTCGCCAAAACATTATGCGTGACTCTTTGATGAAAGGTCCAGAGGCTGAAGAGTACAGTAAAGCCACCAAGATGATGGGCGTGTTTGCTAAAGCCCTAGAGATGAGACCTGATGGCTCCTAACGATTTGACTGCTAAAGAAAAGTTAATGGACATTAACGATAACGGTAAGGTGTCCAAGAAAGAGCGTCGCGCGTTTAAGGAAGAAGCACCTGAAAGTGTCGCTTCTTCTCTTGGCATGGCCTATGCTTTGCTAACAACTTTAGAAAACTCTGAAGATCCCGAGGCTCAAGCGTTTTTTCAATTTTTTAATACGCTAAATGAAGAATACATAAATAATCCTACCGGCTTTAGCGAAGACGCTGCTGCTATTAGAATGGCTTCGCAGCCTTGGTTGATGAAGTACAAAGATGTCGCTATTAAGGACATGAATTTTGAGGCACAAAACCCCGGTCTGTGGGCAGAGACTGTAAGTTCTGCTGTGGAAGTGTATCGGGATGCTGCTGCTAAGGCTGGCGCAGTCATGTCAGACGATCAGTTGCGTGAGTTTGCTATTAACGCTCGTCGTTCTGCTTGGAATCAAGCGGAGGCTACTAACGCAATGGCTGAGTATGTTAATGCTCAGAACGGTGTGTTTAGTGGTACTGCTGGTAAGTTTCAATCTACGATTGCTGACTGGTCTAGGACAAATGGTTTGGGTCTTAGCGATGATGCTGTTAATAAATACGTTCAACAAGTTGCTGCTGGTGATTTGACTGAGGATGATGTTAAACAGCAGTTGAGAAATCAGTACATGGTTGGTACGTATCCTGCTTGGGCGGAACAAATTCAGGCTGGTCAAGATCCTTCAGATATTGCTTCACCTTACAAGCAACAGATGGCTAATCTTTTAGAGGTTGATTCTGAGTCAATTGATTTGAATGACACGTTGTTGCAAATGGGTTTGCAGGGTGTTGGTTCTGATGGGAAGCCGGGTGTTGTCCCTATGTATGAGTTTAAGAAAATGGTTCGTAAGGATGAGCGTTGGGATGCAACTGATAATGCTTTGGATGAGTACACGAGTGCTGGTATGAACATTCTTCAGATGTTTGGGTTGAGGTGATTTGAGTGGCTGTAAATGACAGTTCCCTAACCGATTTTGAAAGAAGAACGTTTTTGGGAGGAGGTTCTCTTCCCCCTGAAACAGTTCCAGATCCTCCAGTAGTTGACAATCCTCCCCCCCCAAAAGTTGCTGAATCTGCTGAAGACATATTTTTTAGAAATGAAGAAACACGAGCGGCAGCAGCGGCAAAAGCGGAAAAACTTTCAAAGCAACGTTCTGCTAAAGCGTTTCTTAGAACATTGTTGACGCAGTACAACATGGGTTCTTTGGCTGGACAGATAGAAACGATGGTTCAAGATTCAACTAACCAAGATTATCTGGCTGAAAAAGTACGTCAAACTAGCGAGTATAAGGCTCGCTTTAAGGGCTTAGTTGCTTTGCAGGCTCGCGGAAACACGGACGTGCGTAACGAGGCAGAGTATTTGAATCTTGAAACTGATTACCGCAGTGCTTTTAACGAAGCCGGTCTTAGGGATTACCTTGGTGCTGATGGCAGCCAAAGCGAGTACGATTCTATTGCTGAACTTGTTGGTGATTATAGCGTATCTGTTGAAGAAGTAAGAGGCCGCATTGGGGATGCTCAACGTGTTGTTGCTGATACTCCTCAAGAGGTTCGTAATTCTTTACAAAGATTCTACGACATTGATGCTACGTCTTTGGTTGAGTATGCTCTTGATCCTATACGTAGTCAAAACAAAATCAACACTCTTGCTAATGCTGCTATTGTTGGTGGCTTTGGAGAAATAGCGGGTCTTGATCTTGATGTTGCTGCCGCAGAATCTGTTAGTGGTCTTGCAAACAATCAAGACATAAACATGAACGCACTGAACAGGGATCTTGTTAAGGGCGTGGAGGTTAGAGATGCTACTTCACGTCTTGCAAACATTGACCGTATGGAACTTTCGGACAGTGAAGCGTTGCTTGCTTCTATGGAGTCAGACGCTAAAGCGCAAAAGAAAGTAAAGGGAATGCAGTCTCGTGAACGTGCAAGGTTTGGCGGGTCTTCTGGATTTAATAAGGATTCCTTGAAGAACGTCAACACTATATAACTAAATAAGGGCATGAATGGAAAGCCTTGCTGTAAAGCCCTATAAGGGAGCCAGCAGGAGACGAGAGTTCAATTCTCTCCATGTCCACCACTAGACGGATCTATCGGCCCCGTTGGTGTATAAAGTCCGATAGTCACAGCCTTCTTTTCCTTCCCCTAGGATTTGAAGTGGGTGGCGATAACCTATCAATGAATAGTAAGGGAGTAAATAATGTCTGATTACGACTGGGACGATGACGATACAGATACAACGAATGACAGCACTGGCATGAAAGAGTTGCGTAAGGCGCTTCGCGCGGAGCAAAAGCGCAACAAAGAAATGTCCAGTAAACTAGACGAAATGTTGAACTCGTCTCGTGATCGTACTGTTAAAGATATTATTACGTCGAAGGGATTGCCTGATAAACTTTCTAAGTTGATCCCTTCTGATGTTACATCCCCTGAGGATGTGGAAAATTGGATTGCAGAATACGCCGACTTGTTTGGTGCTGCACCTTCCGAAGAAAATCAGGAACCAGCGGTTGATGCCGCAGATATGCAAGCGTTGAACAGAATTTCTTCAACGCAACAATCTGGACAAGTGTTCGATGGGGACGTTGACCAACTGGATGCTCGCATCCGTGCGGCTCAGTCACCTGAAGAACTAAACAAGGTCTTATTTGGTAGTGCTCATGGACCGCAGGTTGTTTGATTAACTAAAACATTCATTAAATCTATTCACCTTGGAGGTGAAATCGCACAATGGCTAACGCTTATACAGACACAACCGCTATGGCCAACTTGGTCCAAGCGGCGTATGACCGATATGTGGAGTTCGCTCTACGTTCGCAACCTTTGTTCCGCAACCTTGCGGACAAGCGCCCAGTACAGCAAGCAATGCCCGGTTCCAGCGTAGTATTTTCGCTGTATCAGGACATGGCTGCAGCGACCGGAACTCTCACAGAGACAACCGATCCTGATGCTGTTGCTATCGCTAACACGAACAACGTAACTGTTACTCTTGCTGAGTACGGCAACGTTGTTCTCGAAACAAAGAAACTGGGAGAATTTGCTTTCTCCGACGTTGACCCAGCAATCGCTAACCTTGTTGCATACAACATGGCCGATTCAATTGACACTGTTGTTGTCGGTGTTCTTAACGGTGGAACGAACGTGTTCTACGGTGGAGACGCTACCGCAAGAAACGAGATTGTTGCTGCAGACGTAATGACCGGATCTTTGATCCGCAAGTCGGTTTCCAAGATGCGGGCAGGTAACTCTGTTCCTCGTGAAGGAATGCTGTACGCAGCATACATGCACCCAGAGGTTGCATTTGACCTTCGTTCAGAGACTGGCGCGTTGTCCTTCGAGGACATCCGCAAGTACACTGACCCGAATGTTGGCAACATCCTTAACGCCACGACCGGCGTTTATGGTGGAGCGTATGTCGTGGAGACCCCACGCGCAACTGTTGCTGCAGATGGCGCTTCTTCCGCTAAGGTCTACCGTTCGATTGTTGCTGGACAGCAAGCACTCGCTGAGGCTACCGCTGTTGAGCCGGGTATCGTTCAGGGTCCAATTGTGGACAAGTTGATGCGGGCACGGCCCATTGGCTGGTACAGCCTGCAGGGTTGGTCAATCTACCGTCAAGATTCTTTGCGTCGGATTGAAACTTCTTCAAGCATTGCGTAAGTGATGTTCGGGGGGCACCTTTCGGGGTGTCCCCCTCCCACATTTTGAAACTATCTTAAGGATCTTGCTATGGCTGATAATCTTCCCGACATTATTGAGAATCAACTTCTTGATGCGCTTGTCGGTACTTCTACTTACAGCGTTACTGGCGCTATTAAACTTCGCTTGATGACAGCCAACGGCAGTGATGCTAGTGCTGGTACTGAAGTTACTGGTGGTTCGTACGCTGCTCAAACTATTACTTTTGGTGCTGCTTCTAGTGGTGCTATTGAAAACAGTGGTGCTATTTCGTTTACTGGTATGCCTGCTGCTACCGTGGTTGGTATTGAAATCTATGACTCTGCTGGCTCACCTAAGCGACTGCTTTATGGGGCTTTGACTACTTCTAGGACAGTAACTGCTGGAGATACTGTGCAGTTTGCTTCGGGCGCAATTGACATTACGCTTTCCTGATGCTTGATATTTCGGAAGAGGTTGTTACTCGTCTGGGGTTTCCTCAGATTCTTGACGGTGTAGCAGATTTTAGTGCTGCATCGAACATGGTAAGTTTGGCTAACGCTACTCTTCTTGCAACGTCCGCTTTGTCGGGTGCTTCTGGAATGACAGCCACGGTTACTATTGGTAACGTGTCGGCTTCCGTCATGTCTGCTCAGGTGGACATGGTGGTTGTGCCTAACGTTGTTAATGCTGCTGCTGTTTTGGTGGCTGGTGTTTCTAACATGACGGCAACCTCAAGTCGCATTTTCTTTACCGAATTGGAAATGTCCGCAGAAGCCAATATGACGGCCCTTGTGCGTAGTGTTATTGTTACCGCTCCTAGGCCCCTTAACGGGGCTGTAAACCTCTCAGCGTCGCTGTATGAGCCGTTAAACGTGCTTGACCTACCAACCGTGCAGTACACGTACACCGAGGACAGGTTGTTGAGAAGGTACAGCATTACCTCTGGTAAGTCTTTAGTTATAAATGGTACAAATGGGACAATTGTGGACTTCGTTGCCCAAGAGGACACCCTCACCGCTGACTACTATTTTGCTGGTGGGCACAGGCATGTGCTTAGCCCTGAAGAGGTAACGGCTGTTACGAACGCTGGCTACGCCAACTTGATTACTATAGAAACCCTTTAAGGAATAACATGAATTGTAGAACTGGATGTAAAACAAAAGACCACGAGAGTTATGCTCAGTGTCTTCAGGACGCTAACGTCCGTGTTGCTGCAACCATGAACAACCCCTTTACCAGTGATGTTAAGAAGGAACTGTCCGCTTATCAGTCGGCTAGGGTGAATGGTATACAGCCAGAAGGAACAACGATCACTAAAGTACGTGAAGCGGAATCAGCATCACGGCTACTAGGTCGTCCATACAATGCTGACGTTGACCCTCCCGCTAAAATGGTTGTCAACAAGAACGCTGCTAAGTTTGTTAATGTGAGTGCAGCATGACAACATTTAACGAAATGATTGACGACACTCTCCTGCACCTGCAGGGGTACACAAAACAACAAGATCAAGTAACCCACATTACTACCGACGTTACATCCACAGCAACGACAATGGTTGTTAACGACGTTACTTCGATTTCTCGCGGTACCGCTGAGGTCGGCAACGAACTCATTTGGATAGATAGCGTAGATCAGCAGACAGGCACAGTAACTATCCCGCCTTACGGCAGGGGTTACCGTTCTTCTACTGCAGCATCACACACGTCGGGTAGCATGGTTACTTCGTCACCAATGTTTCCACGCAAAATGGTGAGTCAAGCGTTAAACGATGCAGTCATAGCCGTGTACCCGGAACTGTTTGCTATAGGAACCACTGAAATAACTTTTAACCCGGCAGTGACAACTTACGAGTTGCCTGCTGGTGCCCTTGACATTCTTCAAGTATCGTGGCAGACGACAGGGCCTTCTAAGGAATGGCTACCTGTGCGTCGTTTCCGCGTAGACAAGCATGCTGCAACAGGATCATATTCAAGTGGCGTGTCTTTGAGCGTGTACGATTCTATCATACCCGGTCGTCCAATGAAAATAACTTTTACAAAAGAACCTTCACCTTTAGTAAACGGTTCAGATGTCTTCAATACGGTAACTGGGTTACCTAACTCTTGCGAAGACCTTGTTCGTTTCGGTGCCGCTTACCGGCTGGTTCCATTCTTTGACTCTGCTCAAGCAAGCGGTGACTCTGCACAAGCAGACTTCTCCGCAGGACAGCGACCTATTGGTTCGTCTAGTGCGTTGTCCCGCTTCCTTTTGCAAATGTATCAAGTAAGACTAGCAGAAGAAGTGAAGGGGATGCAGTCCGCATTCCCTGTCCGTTCGCATTACACTAGGTAAAGGAATAAAAAATGGCTAGAAGGTATTACTCTAGTATAGCAGCGAGGACCACTCTTTCCTCTTCTATTACTAGCACTGCAGTAACAATGGGAGTGGCCGCTGTAAGCGGTTGGCCGTCAAGTTTTCCCTACACACTAATCATTGACTCTGACTTAGCAACAGAAGAGGTTGTTACGGTTACCGGGAGGTCGGGTCTTACTGTAACAATAGTTCGTGGAGTTGATGGAACTACTGGTCAGGCGCATGACGCTGGAAGCCCAGTGCAGCATGGTGTTTCGGCACGAGACTTTGACGAGCCGAACACTCACGACAACACAGCGGTTAAACACGTAACTGTTGTTACTTCTTCTTCTCGCCCCGGAAGCCCTTCTGCTGGTGAGATTATTTATGAAACAGACACAACATTATATTTCGGGTGGAACGGTTCCGCTTGGACAGGCATTGGCGGTTCATCCGGCGGCGCAGGACTACAAGACGTTTTCTTTCTGATGGGAGCATAACAAAATGGCTACAGCATACAAATTCGCGCAGGTTCAGGGTACTGCAAGTACGGGAACTTTCGCAACACTATACACGACACCTTCTTCTACTGAAGCGGTAGTTTCTTCGCTTGTTATTACGAACCAGACTGGTTCTGCTGTCACTGTTCGTGTAGGCATGGATGCTACTGCTGGTACGCCTAGTGCCAGCGAGTTCCTTGTTTATGATGCTGCGGTTGCCGGTAATGACACGGTTGCTTTGACGCTTGGTATTACTATGGATGCTGCGAAGTTTATTCGCGTGTCTTCGTCGGCAGCGACCTGCAACTTTACTGCATTTTTGAGTGAGATTTCCTAATGGCAATGTCAACGTTTAGTGGGAGTGGTCTAATCGGGACTGAGGCTTCCATACCAGCGGCGAATTTCACGGACACGGCGACCGGCACTTACACCGACGGCGGTGTGGATTACAAGTACCTGACGTTTACAAGTTCTGGTACTGTCACGATTGACGTTGCTGGGTTCGCTGACATTCTTCTTGTCGGCGGCGGTGGCGGAGGTGGTTCAGGTAACATAACTGGATACTCTGCTGGCGGCGGAGGTGCCGGTCAAGTGTTTGAGAACAACGTTTACTTAAGTGCGGGAACCTTGTCCGTATTTGTTGGGGCCGGTGGTGCTGGTGGTTCAACTAGCGGAAGTGAGAACGGCCTTTCGGGCTTTGCAAGTTCATTAGGTTTCTACTTATCCTCCGGTGGAGGTGGCGGCGGTAGCCGAGGAGAAACAGGCCGCAGCGGTGCGTCTGGCGGTGGTGGCGGTGGGAACGGCACTCACGCAGGCGGGTCGGCTTTCTCTACTCTTACTGGAAATGACGGCGCGGCTGGGACAAGTACGGCAGTTGGCGGTGGCGGGGGCGGTAGCGGTGGTGCCCCAAGTACTTCAACTGGGGGAGTTGGAACCAGTTCAAGTCTTAACAACTCAGCAACCACTTACGGCGCTGGTGGGAACGCTTTTGGTGATGCTGACGGCGCAGCAAATACAGGTAACGGTGCTCAAGGAACCAAAACAAGCGGTGCAGGTGGTGGTACTGGCGGTTCCGGTATTGTAATTATTAGGGTGGTCGTGTAAACATGAGTATATCAAAGTTTTCTAGTGCTAAAGGCGCTAACTCGAATATCCCCACAGCGGGTCGTTTTGCCAAGATTAGCGGTGGAACTTTTACGCAGTACACCGATGGTGGTGTGACGTATGACGTTCACACATTTACTTCAAGCGGTACTTTGACTGTAACGCAAAGCGGAGTGGTTGACGCATGTATCGTGGCCGGAGGCTCAGCGGGCGGGTGCTCTTACGACGCATCAAGTTTCAATTTTGGCGGCGGTGGAGGTGGCGGTGTTGTA